TCTGGAAGGAAACATCTTCTAGACCACACTTTGCCGCATTTAGAGAAAATTTCCTCATTTTAAAATAATTCAAATGAGCAAGGATTGCCTCGGTGCACGATCCTTGCTCGTCGGCTACTCGGCGATTGCTGTCAGAACACCATTTTCGAAATACAAGTTCTTGCTTCTGGGATAGCTCCAGCGCTCCCAAATTCCTGTTTCGGTCGTGATCCGCCGGACGTCACGCGGTCGACCCCATGTCGATGCCTTGGCTGCATCGGCCGACATGCCGAGGACAGGCCCATCCGATCGCACTCGACTCGCAGCGTCGGCTTTCGCGGCTTGGATTGCGGCGGCTAGCTCCGCCTTGAACTCAGACGGGAAGTCATCTGGTGTTGTCGTCGCGCTGGCTGGTGCCTTGATCGGCACGCATTTGTCGCCTGGGACATTCTGGCTGACGACGTAGCTACGCCCTGTGTCTTGGCTCGTACATCGGTATGTCTCCGCGGCTGCCGGTGTCGCTAGCGCGGTGCCAAGCGCAAGAAGCCCAGCGGCTCTGGTGCCAATCGTGAACGGACGGCTATTGCTGGACATCGTAGTAGACCTCCGTGCTCGGCAGGATGGCGTGCCGGGGCGTCTTGTTGGTTCGTCGAATTATGCAATGTTTTGGTTGAGTGGAGTGAATTCGTTCGGCACTCAGCCACAGGAGAATCGAAATGCCAGGCAAGCCAGGACGGAGCGGAGGCGCTCGACCGGGAGCTGGTCGTCCACCAAAAGAACCTACCGTGTTGCCGCTGTCAGCGAACTACGATGACCCGAAGGCTTTTCTGAAGGCCGTCATGAATGACCCGGGAACTGAGGCGAAATTGCGCGTGGACGCTGCAAAGGCGCTGATGCCGTTCATCCACCAGAGGTTGGGCGAGGGCGGGAAGAAAGATCAGAAGCAAGCGGCGGCAGAAAAGGCGGCGACTGGCAAATTTGGTCTTAGGGCAGTGAAGTGATGGAGTGGACGACGAGCCTTCCGGATTGGGAGGAGCGAATCGTCGCTGGTCGCTCAATGGTCGCTGTGCAGCCCCTATTCCCCGAGGTTGCCGCCGACGCCATGGATGTGTTCGGCGCTCTGCGTATGGTAGACGCTGATGGCAGTCCATTGATGGGGGAGGCTTGTCTCCCGTGGGTAAATGAGGTGGTAGCAGCGCTGTTCGGATCTTATGACCCGGAGCGCAAGCGTCGATTAATCACCAACTATTTTTTGATGGTGAGCAAGAAGAATGGCAAGTCGATGATTGCGGCAGGGGTGATGCTCACAGCCCTGATTTTGAATACTCGAGCATCGGGCGAATTCATCATCCTCGCGCCTACGAAAGAGGCGGCTGACAATGCGTACAAGCCAATCCGCGACATGATCCTTGCGGACGACGAGTTGTCGGCACGCTTTCACGAGCAGCAGCACATTAAGACTGTCACAGACCGCCTGAGCAATGCAACATTAAAAGTGGTTGCAGCCGACAGCGCTACGGTGACAGGAAAGAAGGCCATCGGCGTATTTATTGATGAGCTTCACGAGTTCGGCAAAAGTGCGAAAGCCGCATCGATGTTGACAGAGGCGACCGGCGGGATCACCTCGCGCCCAGAAGGCTTTGTTTTTTATTGCACGACTCAATCAGCAGAGCCGCCTGCAGGCGTATTTCGCGATAAGTTGAGTTATGCCCGCAAGGTGCGTGACGGGAAAGTGGTCGATCGTCGTTTTTTGCCGGTGATCTATGAGTTCCCTGAGCACATGCTTCAGGCCAAGGCCTACGAGAACCTTAATAACGCCTACATCACCAATCCGAACTGGAATGTGTCGGTGGATGCCGAGGTGATTGCGCAGAAGCTCCAGGAGGCAGTAGAGGCCGGTGAGCATGCGGTGCGGGATGTGCGGGCCAAGCATCTCAACGTCGAGATTGGCCTAAACCTACGCTCTGACCGTTGGGCCGGGGCAGATTTCTGGGAGCGCCAAGCCATACTTGAGCCAACCTTCACTCTGGACGATCTGATCGCCAGATCGGAGGTAGTCACAATGGGCGGAGACGGTGGTGGGTTGGACGATTTGCTCGGCCAGTACGCCATCGGCCGCTGCAAAGAGACCCGCCGTTGGCTTTGCTGGGGACATGCCTGGGCCCACCCATCTGTCCTTGAGCGGCGCAAGGAAATCGCACCGCGGCTGAAAGACTTCGCGAAGCAGGGGCATTTGACGTTAGTCGCGCGGATCGGTGACGACGTCGAGGAATTCGCGGCAAACGTCGCGCGGGTCCATGAAGCGGGCTTGCTTTCCAAGATGGGAATTGACCCGAGCGGCATCGGTGGCATCCTCGACGCGATGCTATTGGCGGGCATACCTGAAGAACTCATCGTCGGTATTTCGCAAGGCTGGAAACTGACGGGGCCAATCAAGACAGCCGAGCGAAAGCTTGCCGAGGGTGTGCTGGTCCATAGCGGACAGCCGCTCATGGCCTGGTGCGTCGGCAATGCCAAGGTCGAGCCTCGCGGGAATGCGGTGATTATCACGAAGCAGGCATCTGGTACCGGGAAGATCGACCCGCTGATGGCGATGTTTAACGCAATCGAACTGATGTCGCTGAACCCGTCCTCGCAAAGCACGAAATCATTTTGGGAATCCTGATGAACAAACTCATCAAAGTCATGCCTGACGCATTGATCGTCGCTGGTGCGGCGGCACTATCGTATGGCGCTTGGCTGCTGCACCCGGCGGCCGGATTCATTACTGGTGGGATTTTGATGCTGGCCGGTGGCGTCATTGCCGGAATCGGGTTGTCTCGTTCGAAGGCAGGTGAGTAATGGCTCTATTTGTTCCTGCCAATCAGCGCCGAAACGAGGCCCTCAAAGAGTCATTCTGGGGCGATTTATTTTCTTTCACGCGCGCTCGTTCGGGGCAGTCAGTAACCCTCGCCTCCTCGTTGGAGGTTACTGCCGTTCTAGGATGCGTGCGCGTCATCTCGGAAGATCTTGCCCAGGTTCCGCTAAAGCTGTTTCGCAAGCGGAAGGACGGAGGCAGCGACGAGGAGCGTGAGCACCCGTTGTCAGACCTTCTCGACGTCGGCCCCAATGACTGGCAAACCGGGTTTGACTTTATCGAGAACCTAGCCATTCAGGCCTCGCTGGGCGGGAACTTCTATGCTTTCAAGAACAAGGTTCGGAACAGCGTACGTGAGTTGATTCCTTTCCCACCTGGGGCGGTTAGCGAGAAGTGGGACGACTTTATCCCTACCTACTCATGCACAACCAGCAAGGGGGCGCAGAGGGATTTCCCGGCCGAGGCGATCTGGCACGTACGCGGCCCGTCGATCGACACGAAGACCGGGATGGCTGCTGTTCGGATGGCTCGCGAGGCGATCGGCTTGGCGATGGCAACCGAGGAGGCTCACGCAAGCTTGCATGCGAATGGTGGTCAAGCCAGCGGCATGTACTCAGTCGACTCGACGCTGAACGAAACGCAGTACAAAGACCTGAGCAAGTGGATCTCAACCCAGATCGCAGGCGAGAATCGTTTCAAGCCACTCGTCCTGGATCGTGGCGCCAAGTGGACGCCGATCTCGATGAGTGGTGTCGATGCTCAGCACCTAGAAACGCGCCGGCATCAGATTGAGGAGATCTGTCGCGCCTTCCGTGTGATGCCGATCATGATCGGCCATGCTGACAAGGCTGCCACTTACGCGAGCGCCGAGCAGATGTTCCTGGCGCATGTGAAGTACACCCTGCAGCCGTGGTTCAGACGCATTGAGAAGTCGATCGACAAGCATCTGCTTACGCGTGAGGACCGCCAGGCCGGCATCTACGCCAAGTTCCTGCCGAATGCACTGATGCGGGGAGCCGCGAAAGACCGCGCCGAGTTTTATTACAAGATGTGGTCGATGGGGACTCTCAATCCGAACGAAATTCGGGCGATGGAGGAGCAAAACCCATACGACGGTGGTAACACCTATCGGGTCCAGCTCAATACCACAGATGCATCGAAGTCTCCCACCGAAGTAACCTCGTAGGAAAACACATGCCCAAATCGAATATGTCGCCTCACGCGGCAGGCCGGGTGCTGTCCGCAGCAAACGAAGCCCGCTTGCGCGAAGCACGTGATGCACTCGACACCGTGCTGAGCAAGTTGGAAACCGATGCACCTGAAGACATGGCGTCAATGCGCCTGAACCGCGTTGCGCTGAAGCCGGGCAGGGTCCGCGTCAATGCCGCGCAAGACGGGAAGAACCCTGAGGTCCTTATTTACGGCGACATCGGTGGCGGATGGTGGGACGAGGGGATCACCGGCGAATCGATCAGCAAGGAAATTGCTGCCATTGATGCCGATGAAATCGATGTTCGTATCAATAGCGGCGGCGGCCTCGTGTTCGAAGGCCTCGCTATCTATAACGCGCTGGCGCGCCATGACGCAAAGATCGTTATGCATGTCGATAGCATCGCGGCTTCGATCGCGAGCGTGATCTTGATGGCTGGCGACGAGATTCGCATTGCTGAAGGCGCCCAGGTAATGATCCACAAGCCGTGGTCGGGCACCTGGGGTGATGCGAACGCATTTCGCAAGGAAGCCGCCATCCTTGACAAGCTCGAAGGCGGAATCATCGACATCTACGCAGCCAGGACCGGGGCAGATCGCGCAGACTTGGAAGCCTGGGTGAACGACGAGACGTGGTTCACCGGTCAAGAGGCGGTAGACGCTGGCTTTGCCGACTCGATGACGCCGGCAAAAAAGAAGAAAGCAGCCAGCTCGGCTCTGTTCAACCTATTCAAAAACGCCCCGCAGAACCTGTTGGCGGCGGCAGACACCCCAGAGATTCGCGAGTTCGAAGCCTTCCTCCGTGACGGAGAAGGGCTCTCAAACGCGCAAGCAAAGCGCATTGCCGCTCAGGCAGCGCGCGGGCTGGATCGCGACGATCCGCCGAAGCCGCAAAACAAGCCCCTCCGCGATGCTGGCGGCGAGTCTGCGGATGTTGAGAAGCGCGATGTCGCAGCCCGACTCGCACAAAGCATCACTCAGTTCACCAACACCATTAAGGAGTAACAAGTCATGGCTGAAAAAGATCCGGTCCAAGAAGTGATGGGCGCGTTCGAAGAGTTCCGCAAGGCGAACGACGAGAACCAGAAGAAGCACAGCGCTGCACTGGACGAAAAGATCGACAAGATCAACAAGGTTTTCGACAAGTACGAGCCGATGAACCAGCAGCTCGTCATGATCGAAAAGCAGAACAAGGCGATGCAGGAGCAACTCGACAGCATCGAGAAGATCGCCAACCGTTCCGGCCTGGGTGGCGTCGCCGATCCGCAGGCCAAGGCCGCGCAGGAATACCTGGCTGCGTTCGACCGCATGATGCGCCGCCCTTCCGGCGACCGCGACCCAGCTGACGTGGAGCTGGTCAAGAACCGTTCGGCCGCGTTGGTCAAAGGCGACGACGCAAGCGCGGGCTATCTGCTGGCGCCGCCGGAAATGCAGAAGGAGATCATCAAGAACGTGATCGAGATGACCCCGATGCGTTCGCTGGCAACCGTGCGCACCATCGGCGGCGACAGCTGGAAGTCGCCGAAGAAAACCGGCAGCGGTTCGGCGCTGCGCGTCGGCGAGCGCGCACCGCGCGCCAATACTGGCGACTCGACCTACGGCATGCTGACCATCAGCGCGCCGGAGATGTTCGCGCGCATCGAAGTGTCGCAGCAAATGCTGGAAGACTCCGACTACGATCTGTCGGCGGAGCTGCGCGAGGACGCATCCGAGCAATTCTCGGTGCGCGAAGGCGCTGAGTACGTCTCCGGCGTGGGCGGTACCACCGAAGCGGCTGGTTTCTTGCTGGACGCTGCAGGCCTGGCATCGTTCAACAGCGGCCACGCATCGCAGATCACTGGCGATGGCCTGATCGACCTGTTCCACGGGCTGAAAACCGCCTACGCCAAGAACGGCATCTGGACCCTGAACCGCTCGACCCTCGGCGCGGTCCGCAAGCTGAAAGACGGTAACGGCCAGTACCTGTGGGTGCCAGGCATCGCCAACGGCATCGCAAACACGATCCTCGGTGCCGCTTATGCCGAAATGTCGGACATGCCGAACATCGCCGCAAATGCCTATCCGATCGCGTTCGCGGACTGGAAGAAGTTGTACGTGATCATCGATCGCGTCGGCATCTCGTTCCAGCCGGACTACATGACCGGCGCTGACGACGGCCTGGTCGTGTTCCGTGGTCGCAAGCGTACCGGCGGCGGCGTGCGCCAGGCTGAAGCGGGTGTTCGCCTGAAGGTCGCGGCCTAACCTGTGATGGCTCCCCGCTTCGGCGGGGGTTCCTAATAGTTACTAATGAGGTAATTCATGCGTGATCTTCACAACAACATCGCGGTTCGCCGCGGCATCAGCCCGGTCTCCGTGACAGACAACACGGCGCAAGTTTCGCAAATTATCGACACCGCCGGCTTTGGTGCGCTGGAATTCGTGCTGAACATCGGCGCGGTCGCTGATGCGGATGTCACCTTCACCGTGCTGGTCGAGGACGGCAACGCTGCCAACCTGTCGGATGCCTCGGCGGTCGCCGATTCGGGTCTGCTGGGTACCGAGGCTGGCGCGTCGTTCCAGTTCGACGATGACAACGAGGTGCGCAAGATCGGCTACATCGGCAACAAGCGTTACGTGCGCCTGACCGTCACTCCGGTCAACAACGCCTCTGCGGCCCTGATCGCGGCGACGGCCATCCTGGGCCACCCGCAAAACGCTCCCGTCGCCTAAGTAGCTCGGGGCGGCGGTAACGCCGCCCCAACTCCCGCAAGGAATCCACCGTGAAAATCAAGATGATCGAAACGCAGCGCGGGTCGGTTGATGGCTGCCGCATCGCGACTTACGTCGCCGGCGCTGAGTACGATCTCAGCGGGAGTGCAGGTGCACTCGACCTGGCGCAAGCTTTCATCGGCGCCGGGTTCGCGGAGCCAGTGGTCGGCGCCGCCCAGCCTGCCGCACAGGCGCAGGAGAGCGTGCCGGCTGATGGACCACTCGCCGAATGTGATGCCGCCGCGCCTGAACAGCCGGTCGCCCCGTCTCCGGCCCGAGGCCGCGGCCGCCGTAAGGCTTGACCATGGCGGTGAAACTCATTACCCCGCCAGCGTCCGAGCCGATCACGCTCGCGGAGGCGAAAGCACATCTGCGCGTGGAAGTCTCTGACGATGACTTGTTGATTGGCTCGCTGATCACGGCGGCGCGCGAGGCGGCTGAGCACGAGACGCGGCGCGCCCTGATGTTGCAGACCTGGGAGCTAGCACTGACGGAGTTCCCGGGCCCTGCTGGCGCAATCCGCTTGTCGAAGCCACCGATGTCCAGCATCATCAGTCTCCAGTACGTCGACTCGGATGGGCAACTTCAGACGATGGCAGAGGCAGATTTTCGGCTGAGTGAACACACCGAAGGCGCCGACTTGTATCCGGCATACAGCATCAACTGGCCGCTCACGCGCAAGCACCCCGGCGCCGTCACCGTTCGTTATGTTGCCGGCTACCCGGTCGCAGCGAGTGTGCCGGCGCAGATAAAGGCCTGGATGCTGTTGCGCATAGGAGCGCTGTACGAGAACCGTGAATCGGTAATCAACGGAACAACCAGCCAAGACCTAGGAAGCGGTTTCGTTGACCACATGCTCGACGCCTATAAGGTTTGGGGGTACTGATGCGCGCAGGGAGGCTAGGTCATCGAATCACAATCCAGCAGCGCCAAAAGACAACGAACCCGGCGAACGGTGAAGACCTCTACGGCTGGGTCGATGTCATGTCGTGCGCCGCCGAGTTCGTGCCGAACCGCGGGCAGGAATTCTTCGCCGCGCGCCAGAAGCAGGACGAATCCGTAGGGCTGTTCCGCATTCGGCACCGGCCCGGCATCGCGCCGGAAATGCGCATCGTCTTCGATGGCAAGCCCTACGACATCATTTCGGTCGATCCAATGTTTGGTCGCAAAACCGGCCTTGAACTACTTGCAAAGACCGGGCTGACAAATGGCTGACGACATCAACATACGGATTACCGGACTACCGGAGTTCATCAATCGTCTGCGAGCCTTGTCGCTGGATATGCAGCGCAAGGTGACGCGCGCCGGGGCGATGGCGGCCGGTAACGTGTTTCGGAAGGCGGCGGTCGCTAACGCGCCGATACTCCAGAAGCCAGACACGCGCAAGAACAACCCACGCGTACCCGGCACTCTGCAGAAAGCTGTCTATGCCGCTCGCTCGCGCGCCAGGTCGAAGCCCGGCAAGGAGTTGATCGTGGTCGGCGTCAGGTCGGACAAGGCGTCCGCAGCGCGGGGCAAAGGGGCATTTTACTGGCGCTTCGTCGAAAACGGGCACCTGGTCCGAGGCCCTGGGCAAAAGATCAAGGGTGGCACGAACCGCGCAACACTTGAGCGTAATCGGCTGAAGGCAGGCGGCGCCAAGTTCGTCCCGCCGGTCTTCTTCATGAAACGTGCCTTCACCGACAACCAGGACGCTGCCATCACCGCATTCAACGAGCGAATCGAAAAGCGAATACAGAAGGCCAACAAGGAACTCAATGAGCGCTGAATCGAAGATCTACGCAGCACTGAGCGGCGCCTCAGGTGTCACCGCGCTGGTAGGCACTCGGATCAAGCCGGCGCTTCTGCCACAGGACGAGACACTGCCGGCGATCGTTTATACGCGCGCCGAGACAGATTACGTCATGACGATCCACAGTGCGGTAGCGCTTGCGTCAACTGCTGGGATGGATATCTGGTGCATTGCCGACACATTCACCGGTGCCGAAGACGTCGGTAACGCCGTAGAGGCGGCACTCGCGGCGGCGGGCATCGCTGTAACCGGCCGGCGCCCTGACGTCGACCCGCAAACCGAAGCTTTCTCGGCTGTTATCTCTTGCACGGTCTGGTCGTAACCCACGGTCGCCGCACTTAGTAACCCAAAAATCCTCCGCGTCCGCGGGGAGCAACCCAAACGAGCCTGCAGTTAACCCTGTGTCCCCACAAGGATGCTGGGTTAGCCATCTGCCGTCTCGTCCCCTCATTTTTGAAAGGTAGGACCATGGCAAATGTGAATTTGTGGAGTAACGTCTCCGTCTCCATCCAATCGGCGCTGGACGCGCCGGATACCATCACCGGCATCACCAAAGCGAACCCGGCCGTCGTGACTGCAGCCGCGCATGGGCTGTCTGATGGCGACTTCGTCAAAATGACCGTGCTGGGCATGCGCGAAGTCGACTCGCGTGTCTTCCGCGTCGCAAACTCCACTTCCGGCACCTTCGAGCTGGAAAACGAAGACACGACCAACTACGCGACCTTCATCTCCGGTACTGCCGAGAAGATCACCTTCGGCATCAACATGACGACCGCCGTCGGCCTGAACGGCTCCGGTGGCGAGTTCGACTTCATCGACACCACCACGATCCACGGCAACGCCAAGAGCCAGGTCCCTGGTCTGCCGAACGCCGCGTCGTACACCTTCGACAACCTGTGGGATCCGTCGGACGCCGCCCTGGCCGCAATGAACGTCGCGTCGAAGAACCGTTCGCAGCGCGCCGTGCGTTTCCACTTCGCCGGCGGCACCGGCCCGGTCGTGGCGTTCAACTCGTACATCGGCTGCTCGCTGCTGCCGACCGGCTCGGCGCAGGACAAGGTGCTGACCAGCGTCGTCGCCACGATGCACGGCGCCCCGTCCGTGTACCCGGACTAATCGCCGACGTTCGCCGAAACTCCGGATGGCCCTTCGGGGCTGTCCACTTTTGAGGATATGAAATGCGAGTAAAGAAATCAGAAGTTCAGAAGCCGGCTCTGCCCGAAGAGGTCGTCGAAGTTACTGAGTTGGGCGGCGAGGTTCTCGTGCGCGGCCTTGGCCTTGCCGCGCGTATGGCGCTTAGCCAGGAGTTCAGAGCGTCGACCGGCCCGGCAGCTCGTAGCTTCGGTCATCTGGCGCCGTTGTTGGCCGCCAGTGTTCTCGATGCCGACGACGAGCCGATTTTCACTGCAGCCGAGTGGGAAGCCTTCGGCTCAAAGCACTACACCGCAGCGCTCCGCCTGTGGGATATCGCCTGGCGCCTGTCAGACCTCGATGGCAAGGAAGCCGAAAAAAACTCGAAAGCCCCAGCCTCCGAATAGCAGCAATGCTCGCGCTGAGAATGGGGCGAACTCTCGACGAACTCTACGCCACCATGAGTTCACAGGAATTCAGTATGTGGGTCGCACTGTACGACCTGGATCGTTGGGGCGATGATCAGGCGTCAATGCAGGACGACTTTCGCGCCGGGACGATCTGCGCGACGGTTGTCAACTTTGCCGGCAAGACTATCAAGCGTGGCTCGGACGGGCTGTCGGCTGCTGACTTCATGCCTAGCCTCGCCAAGCCGAAGGATCCGGTTCAAGAGGTTGATCCAGTGGCGCACTTTAAGCTGCTTGCAACGGCAGCGTCGAAGCAAAAATAACTAGGATATCCCATGCCGTTACTGGAAATTGACATTGAAGCCAGGTATGCGCGGTTTCGCGATGCGATGAACCAGATCGAGCGCCAGACCCAGAGCTCGGCGGCAAAGATGAGCAAGGCATTCGACAGCGTCAAGGGCGCCCTTGCTGGCCTCGGTGTTGCGGTGTCGGCTGGCGCACTGGTTTCGGTCGTGAAGAACGCGATCGATGCTGCCGATCACCTGAACGATCTGTCGAAACAGACTGGTATCGCGGTCGACACGCTTGGAGGACTGGGCTTTGCCGCCGGTCAAGCTGGCGGTGACCTGGAGAGTATCGCGGCCGCTGCTGGCAAGCTGAACAAGTCGATCGCGGAAGCCGCCGGTGGCAACAAGGAGTTTACCGACGCGTTCAAGGCGCTGGGAATCAGTATTTACGATGCCCAGGGCAAGCTTAAGACGGCCGATCAAGTCCTGGTCGAGCTAGCCAATAAATTCGCGACTTACGCTGACGGCCCGGAAAAGGTGGCGATTGCAGTTCGCCTGCTGGGAAAGGCCGGCGCTGAACAAATCGCCCTCCTTAACGATGGCGGCCAGGCGCTCCAAGAGAACATTGAATACTACAAACGCTATGCCGGCGTCACCCAGGAGACCGCAAATCAAGCAGATGCATTCAATGACACCCTCGGCAAGCTTCACTTAATCAGCGGCGCATTCGGGCGGACACTCGCCGCAGAGTTACTGCCAACGCTGGAGGGGGTTTCCGGCGCATTGCTCGCATCCAAGGAAAACGGCAACCAGTTTAACGAGTGGGCGGGCCGCGCTGCCGGCGCCATCCAGCTGCTCGCAGCTGGTGGCGTGGCCGCTGCGAGCGTACTGGACGACATCGCTATCAAGGCTGCTCTTGTCGGTAACGTAATGAAGGCCTTGGCGACGCTCAAGCCAGGACAAATCGGAGAGGCCTTCGAGAAATACAGCGAGTCTGCAGGCAAGTCCTCGGAGGCGTTTCTCAAACTTTATAAAAGCATTCGCAACCCACCGGGCGAGGACGTATATGAGAAGGCCTTCAACGGTAATGAAAAGCTGATTAAGGAGGAACAGGATCTCCTTGCGACTCGCAACCAATTCTTGCAGAAGTACCGCAACGAAGACCTGATCTCCGAAAAGGACTATCAAACGAAAAAGGCCGCTGCGCAGAAAGAGGCGGTCGAAAATACCAAGAAGTTTATTGGTACGCAAATTGAAAACCTCACGGAAAAAAAGAAGGTTGCGAAAACGCCTGAGGAAGCCAAGGACATTCAGGGCCGCATCGACGAGCTTTACAAGAAAAAGGAGTTGGTCGGCGTCGAGAAGGGGCGCGCACCAGTCCTCCCGAGCACGGCCAAGAACCCTCTTGCCAAAGTCCCGGAGAAGGTGGCTGACGCTGAAAACCGCAACCTGGAGCGACTCTCTGACCGCGAACGCGAGATTCTTGCCGACCGCACCGAGTTTCTGAGCGCGTATTATCAAGAAGACCTGATCTCGATCACCGATTACTACGCTGGCCGCCGTGCCGCACAGGATGAGGCCTTACGCGCGCAAGAGGAGAACATCACCAAGGAGATTGACAATCTCCAAAGGCTGAAGCCCAAGGACGCCCTCCAAAAAGTGGAGATCGACAGCAAAGTTGATGCGCTGGTCGACAAGCGGAGGGCGATCCAGGAGGCGGCTGGTAAAGCCTCGATCCAGCTGTCTATCGAAGAGGATCGTGCGGCAAAGGCATTCAAGGATACGCTCACCGGGATTAATGCGGAACTGCTCGAGCAGCAAGGAATGCTGTCTCAAGCCGCAGGTATTCGGTTTGACCTAAGCAACGACAAGATCAAGACCAAGCTGCAGACCGAGCGCTCATCCGCAAATGAGCGTGGCGATACCGTGACCGTCGCCGCACGCAATGCTGATCTGGAGCGGCTGGCCGCACTGCGCAACATGGCAGTCGCACGGGCGCAGCTCAATAGCCTCGACGAGGTCGCCGCCGGCATCCAGCAAAGCCTGACGGAGGCAACCGATCGCGCGCAGAACAGCGCGAAGTCGGGGGCTACGACCGAGATGGAAAGCTTGCGACTTGTCAGCGATGCCCGCCTGCAGGCCGCCGCAGATCTTCAGCAGGTCGCGAATGCATTCGACGAAGTTGCGCGCGCTTCAGGCGACCCGCGCATGATCCAGCAGGCGCGTGCCATGAAGATCGAAGTCGAGAACCTGGCGGCATCGGCTGACTTGGTGCGCGAACGGTTCCAGGATGCCTTTACTGGCCCATTCGAATCGGCGATCGACAAGCTTATCAGCGGCACCGCTTCGTTCAAAGACGCCGTTAAGGGGCTGTTCTCGGGTATTGCTGCTGAGATGTCGCGGATGGCGTCGCAAGACCTCTCCAGGCAGCTCCTAGGTAAAAATGGACCGCTTGGTGGTGCCGTCGACTTTTTCGCGGGCGTATTCGGTGGCAAGCCCAAGGCTCCCGAGGCATCGTCTGACATCGCGGACGCCATCACCAAGGCCTCGCCAAAAGACGCGGCACTCGCGCTGCAAACGCAGGCAGTCGATGCTAACCGCGTCGCGATGGATCAGTTGACGCAGGCTGCGCAAAGTGCGGCAAGCGCGTTGGCCCAACTTCCGACCACTCGGGACGGCGCGACTCCGCTGCCATCGAGTGGCTCTGGATCGGCGGCGGGCGGAGAGGAGCCTTCGACCGGCGAAGCTGCCGAGATTCCCGCTGACGTTTCTGATTCGCTGACGGAGTTCGGTGGTACCGCGGTATCGGCCGCAACTGGTGTCGCTCAGCTTGCTGCTTCCGCAGATATTGGTGGGGGCGCTCTTGCACGCCTCCCGGCCATCGTCAGCATGTTCCAGTCCATTGTCGCGGCTTCAAGCGCGTCGAGTGGCAGTTCCGGTGGTGGGTGGCTTAGTGCGATCGCCAGTCTCTTCGGAGGCAGCGGAGGTGAAGTAGCCTCTAGCGCAGCCTATGCGGCCTCCGACTTCCTGGCATCGGCCAAGGGGAACATCTTCGCTGGCGGGAATGTCGTCCCGTTCGCCAAGGGTGGTGTGCCGGACGTCGTCTCGGCCCCCACCTTTTTCCCGATGAAGAACGGCAGGACTGGCCTGATGGGCGAAGCGGGCCCCGAGGCGATCATGCCACTGGCGCGCGACAAGGGCGGCGAGCTCGCCGTTCGTATGGTGGGCGATCGAGGCAACGTCACGCTCCTGCCGATCACGCGCGACCACAGCGGCCGCATGGCTGTCCGCTCGGTCGATAAGGCCTTCGCTACCGGAGGCATCTTTGGGGCGGCCGAACCGACTCGCCTGGTGGCCGCGAACAGCATCAGGGATCAGGCCGCAACGAGCGTGCTCAGTGGTCGCGGCGACACCGTTGTGATCCCGCTCGCGATGGGCGCCAATGACCATGCCATGACGCCCGGGAAGGGTGGCGACACCTACATCCAGCTCAGTGTGACGCCACCCGTCGGGGCAACCCGCGAAACTGCACTTCAGTTTGGCTCCAACGTTGCAAGGCAACTAGAGCGTACAAGGAGGAACCGTTAATGCCAATTACTGTGCTGGACGACGTCTTCCTGTCCGACGAGGTGATTGCGGCCGGCGTGCGCGGAAAGCAGATTCGGAATAACTCTAGGGTTGTTACTGACAACGGCTCGATGTCCATCAACGTCAACTGGACGCAAACCCTGCGTGAATATGAGATTGGCATTGTGCCGATGTCCGTCCGCGCGTGGCAGGACGTCGAGACCCTGCACGAAATCACCGAAGGCGGGGCGTATGGCTTTCTGATGGAGGATCCCAAGGACAACCGCGTGAGTTCGGGCGGGGTATTTGAAGTGGACGAGAATGGTTTTTACCAGCTTATCAAGCGATACACCGACCAGAGATCGGGGCGGACTAAAGATCGCCGAATCACGCGCCCAAAGGGAACCATACTGGTCTACGAGAATGGCGTTTTGACAGCCGCGGCGGTTAGTCCCCTAGACGGCAAGGCAACGATCGCTGGCTCACCTGATGTCGAGGCTTTGACTTGGACCGGATCGTTTTGGGTTCCGGTCCATTTCATGGACGACTTCATTGACTGGGGGGTGGCTCGCCCCGGGAATGATGACTCGCTGTTGGTTCAAGCGGCATCGGTGATCCTGCAGGAGATCCGAGAATGAAGGCGCTATCGACTGGCCTGAAAGATCACTACGCCAAAGGCACGACCACTCTAGCCACCTGCTGGAGAGCGACCCTGACCAATGGCACGGTTGTCGCCGCGACTTCGCTAGATCGCGACATCGTATTCGGCGGTGTCACCTACAAAGCAGCACAGAGCTACATGCCGTCGAACATCGACAGTTCGTCGGAACTCAACCCGGACAATTTGGAAATCGAAGGCTTTTTGCAGTCGCCTGCAATCACCGACGACGATATTCATTCCGGGCTGTGGGACTACGCCGCCGTCGAAATCTTCGAGGTCAACTACGCCGATCTGACACAAGGGCGAAACGCTCTGCGTGTCGGCACGTTAGGCGAGGTTCGCGGCGGTCGGAGCAAGTTCACCGCGGAACTCCGCGGCCTCTTGCAGGCGCTGACGAAGACGATCGGCAAGCTGGTACAGAAGGACTGCCCATACGACCTGGGCGACAGCCGCTGCAAGATCGATCTGACATCGATCACTGTCACCGGTACGGTCGGCTCTGTCGTCGGAAATCGCATCATCAACGATGCGGCGCGCACCGAGGAAGCAGAGCGGTTCACGGCCGGGAAACTGACCATGACAAGCGGCGCGAATGCCGGCCGCAGCATGGAAGTCAAGCGCAGCGCGGCTGGCGTTCTGGAGTTGACGCACGCATTCTATGAGCCGATCGCGCCGGACGACACCTACTCGGTGTATGCCGGTTGCCTCAAGCGATTCGACGAAGATTGCAAGACTAAGCACAACAACGGGCCGAACTTCGGCGGCTTCCCGCACTTGCCGGGGAACCGGATCTACAGGCAGGGCGGCATCGATTACGGAGATGCCGTAGACAAGACAGGTACGGTATGACCACGAGACAGCAGATCATTGATGCGGCGAGGTCGTATAGGGGCTGTGCATACCACCACCAGGGGCGCAACCGGGCAGGCATCGACTGTGCTGGCCTGATCGTCTGCGTAGGGCGCGATGTCGGTATCGAGCTTCGTGACATGGGTGGGTATCCGCGTACGCCGGATGGAAAAGCATTACGCAGCTTCGTTGAGGAGCAAGCCAGTCGCGTCACCGAGTACCAGCCCGGCGACATTCTCTTGATGCGCTTCGAACGCGATCCGCAGCACCTTGCCATTGTCACTGACCGCGGGATGATCCACTCCTATCTAGGGGCGGGCAAGGTCACAGAGCACGGTATTGACGCGACGTGGGCGAAACGCATCGTCGCAGCATACGCATTCCCGGGGGTTGAATGAGCGGTCAGATAATCGGACAGGTTGCTGGCCAGATCATCGGCGGAATCGTTGCCGGCCCGGTTGGAGCCGCGATTGGCGTGGCTGTGGGCGGGGCTGTTGGCTCGTCGTTCGATACGCTCCCCACGCAGTACGGCCCGCGCCTGGATGATCTGCGCGTCCAAAAGTCCGAGTACGGCGCGCCCATCCCGATCATCTACGGCACGTTCCCAATTCAAGGGAATGTGATCTGGGCGGCCGATCTCAAGGAAGTCGCAAACGAGACCGAGCAGGGCGGCAAGGGTGGCCCGAGCCAGACGACGGTAAATTATACCTACCTGGGATCGTTCGCGGTTCTGCTGTGCGAAGGGCCGATCTCTGGCATCGGGCGCATCTGGGCAGGCCCCGCCAAGCGCCTCATCTGGGACGGCGCGACGATGGAAAGCGGCTCGCTGCGCGTCTACCTTGGGACCGACGATCAAGAGCCCGATCCGCTGATGGAGCAGTACGAGGGCGTCGGCAATGTGCCGGCCTACCGCGGCTACGCGTACATCATGATCGAGGGCTTCGACACGTCCAAGGACGGCAATACACTTCCGTTCCTAACAGTTGAAGTGGGCGCATCCAGCGCCGATAGCTGCCCTGTGCCTAAGTCCACCTTTAACGTTGGCGGGTACACCTATTCCATCTACGATCCGGCGCCGGTCAAGATTGCAGACGTTCCGGTATCGGTTTCCCAGTATGGCCGCGTATTCTCCGACGCCATCACTGGCTGGGTCTACTACGTCTATGCCGACCAGCTTGGGCATTGGTATCTGGATCGTGTCAATCCCGCTACCGGTGAGGCGGGGCCGCCTATCGGTCTTGATGGTGGCGCCCCTAGAATGGCTTGGAATAACTACGGCGAAGTTCGAGTTGTCGAGTACGGCGGCACACAGGTAACCATTGTTGACTTGGTCAACTGGACCTTCTCCAAGGTTCCGGCGCTGCACGGCATCGTCTGTAATTTCGACGAGTCATCCTGCGCGCAAATAGAAGTGCCAGTTGCGGATGTGGTGTGGTCCGAGTCTGAGGATCGAAAAGAGTTCAGGTATCTCGCGTACAACAACAACATTAGTGGTTCATCCGTTGGGGTTTCCGGGATCGAGGACGTTGATACAGTCATTCACAGGTTCTTTGGCCTTCAGCCGCCCGTCACGTGGGGCTCGACTGGCGAACGTGCCGGTGGCGATCTGTTGCCGATGTGGGGCAGCGTGGGCGCTGCATCCTTTTCCACGCAAAACTCCAATTTCGCAAGCAAGCCGAATATCTTCTGGGACGCCTACGACACGAATCGCAGGATCCTTGTGGACTTTGCATCAGGCTCCTATGCCGGCCCGGATGGATTTATTGAAGGCGTGTTCCCGCATTCAGGCGTAGGAGATGGGCAGGTTGTCTACAGCCCGGATCAGGACATGTTCTACGTGGTCGATGGCCTGAATATCCGCGCGTACGACCCGGAAAAGCTCAGCCCGGATGGCTGGCAGCCTGAGCCCTGCATCCTGTTCAATGGCGGTGTGCTGCAAGCGTACGAGAACGAAGAGCCGATTCCCGTCGGTGCCAACATGCGCGTGTTCCT